CCCACTTGTCATCGTTATCAAGATAGATAAGATACTTACCTTTTGCGGCTGCTATACCTGCATTCCGGGGCTTGTTGCTCCACATCTCTTCATGCTCGACCATTACCAACTGTAGTCTTTTGTCGGTAAAATGCTTATTAACTAAATATTCAGTTAAAGAACATCCGTCTGCCACAACAATAAGCTCGAAGTTCTGGTAGGTCTGCTTCAGTCCAGACTCAATGGCTCGGACAAGTTTCTTATCTTTGCCTGTTGCTGAACCGGGATAGTCTGCAAGTAGTGAAGGTAGTATGATTGAGAACTTCATAGTTTAATTTAAAAAGCCCCTACGGCAAAACGTGCTTATATCTACACCTAAAGGGAGAAACGCTTTGCTTTCAGGGCAATTAATACTTGATTGATTGATTTGTGTAGTTATAAGCATTCTACAAATTTAAACAAATTATTTGATATACAACAACTTATTTTAATTAATAATGAATCTTTTTATCTGAAGGCTATGATTCTCTTTATGTAAAAAGAAGAAGTTAGTCTCAATAGTATTCTCATCAACAACCGTAACGGGCTTAAGGTTGCCACCGCATAGCGTGAAACAAAGATAACCCAGCTCGCTGAAAAATGATATAATATCGTTAGGGTGATAGTTGAACTTAGCACTCCATTTAATTAACATCTCGGCAAAGACTATCGGGCAATCGTTTTTAATCAGGTCAGCGCCCCCTTTAAAAACAAACAACTCAGCACCTTCTACATCGCATTTTATAAAATCAACTTTATGCTCTTTTCTGAAGTCATCCAGTCGCTTAACGATGCAAGTTATGTTTTCGGTTTCCTTACTGCCTGACATATTAGCCAGACTTGCATTAACAGAGAGTGAGGGATCGTAATAGAAATCAAAGGCTCCCTCCGTATCAGAAAAACCAAAATCAAAAGTAGAGATATTACTAAGGTTATTAAGTTTTATATTTTCATTCAAATAGGAATAACTTTTAGGTAGTGGCTCGAAGCATAAGATACGGGATCGGGGTCTACGTTTTGCTATATGTATAGCATACCATCCTAGATTACCGCCAATATCAAAGACAGTATCGCGTTCTCCAATCATCTTTAGTTGCATCGATAGATCTGCCTTCTCGTATGACCCGAAGTTTAGCGTATCAATAGGAGCAAGGCGCTTATCGAACTTAACACATTTGAATCTAATTCCTGAGTCGCGGAAAGTCATTATAACACTATCATCTATGATCTCAATGGAGGAGATATTAGTACTACCTATATATTCCGAGTAATCGAAAAGCACTGAATGGACATCATCCATCTTATCGATATAATCCCGCTTGCTGCATCCGTCTGACAGATATTCATTCCTATTTCTAAACAGCTTATTCATTTAGTAAACTATTTATTATATCAATACGCATCTCATTTACCTTGCTTAGCGTTAAGCAGTCCATGATATACTCCCATGCGGTATTGTTTGAAGCCTCTTTGTCTACATCACCACTCAAGACAGATCGTACAGCTTCATAATAACTCGGCAGGTCGGTATAGGATATCGTACCGGGCATATTCCACCAGGCAGGAACAACACAGGCAGCACCGGCATAACTGCCCTCAATAGCTGCTATATTTGATTTACAACGATTGAAGTTATTGTCATGTAGTGGGACGTGCATACATGAAGGGGCCATATCTATCAGGGTTTTGAAGTATATTATAACATCCAGAGACGGTACGTGACCTTTATTAGTTGTGTTGGTAAGGAACCAGGGAGAGAAGCCCATGAACATAAAGCGCCATTCGGGGAAATCTTTGGTACACTGGTTAATCTCTTTACTGAAAGACATTATATCAAACATATGAGCCTCAGGGCCACGCCATATAATGTTGTTCGTCCTTTCTGGCATCTCTTTAGGTCTGGTGAACAACGCATCATTAAAAGCATTAGGTATAACAGTGATATTCTTATTGAACTCCATATAGGCCTGCTTTAGGTATTCTGTCGGCACACTCACAGCATCGGCGAGCTTTAGCATATCCTGGATATTCTTTTGTATCTCAGGGTTGCTATAAAGGCTATATGTAGGGTTCTCAGGGTTAAGGGCAAAAAGGTTATCATCGTAATCTAACCATAGCTTAATGCCTAACTGTTTTATGTAACCGCATAAGTTAAGCGACTCTCTGGAGAAAGGCCGTTGAAACATTACCAGGTCAAATTGTGATATGAAAGACCAATTCATAGATACCTGATCCCATTGAATAAGTGTTATTTCATCATCTGTCTTGCGGCGTAAGTCCTTAATGACTCCTGCTGAACGGTAAAAGGCGCAAGAGTCCGATGAGTTGAGTGTTAAAAATAGTATCTGCATATTGAGTTTTTAAGTGATTTCTTCTTTCCCTGATAGCTCATTTGTGGCATCTACCGATAACCTTTTCATCTCTTCTTCTGAATCTGAAACTAAAGGATTCTTTTCTACTGCCGTCTCTTTGCTCATTATATTACCCGTGACAGCCACAGTAAGGTTCTCTATCAGCTCTGTTGTGTTCTGCGGCAGGTAAGGTGTTATCACCGGCTTTAGCTGTACCGCTTTGGCTTCAGTAGCTAAAGACGTATTGATCAGCGCCCCGATAGCTGCCTTTATGATATTCAATCTTCTCTGAAGCCCTATACCAAACGACTCTTCTTCAGTCCTGACTGCCATGTGAGGATCAGTTAAGAGCATTTCTGCTGCAAAGCCTGACATGGCACCGATGGTTAGCATTTGGTCAAAAGAGATATTTGGTGTCTGGCTCATAGTGTATATGAACTTCTCTAGATTGGTCTGCTCCAGTTTTATCGACTCAGGCTCTGATGATAGTTGTGCATAGTTAGCTGTCCCATCATTATCCATCTGCATCACAGTCCCCGTCTTATTGTCAATTATCTCGCCTTGTATCTCCCCTGCAATAATAAGCATAGGAGCGCCGAACTTATCATTCATCCCTCCGTGGTTACTTGTCAACGTCTCATGTCTATCAATTATTGATTGCACATTTGACCACCCCGGCTTCTTCTGACAGTAATACTCCACCAGTATCTTACCGGCCTTATTAGGAATAGGATTAGCAGGGACGAACTCCTTTGTGTCTTCAGACAGTGCTACAATCTTAGGATCTAAACCCCATTCAGCATCCTGCTTGATATATTTATATTCAAACTCTTCTGTATATATATCTGAATATTCAACGTCCTTACCGTTGTCTGTCAGCTTATAGTCTCTACGGAAAGCAATCATATGGCCTGTGGAATCAAATAACGGATAAAGGGTGTCACCAAGATCGGGAGACACAATTCTGCTATTCAGTGTGTAGTTCTTTGACCCGGTATCTGTTTTTACGTAATACCAAATGACAGCTACCTCCATCTCCGATAGTTTCCGGCGTAGTATCTCTTTGTTCTTATAATCCATCTTGTTGTCGTTCTGTATTCTCTCCACCAGTTTGACAAGCTCTTTCTCTTTTTCGGTCTCTTTGTCCCATATAACATCCGTCTTGACCGGGTTTGACAGCGTGAATCCTACCCGGCGCTCGGTTATTATCTGCTGCCACGGAATGCCTACCCGTACGACATCAATCAATACGTCTTCCCTGATAAAATCACCATCAGCATCTTTTAACTTAGTAGCTCTCGACACCGTCCTCCAGGGTCGTTTAGACGTGTCGAACACATCATGAGTGCTTACATCGAATTGTTTGATAGCAGCGGCCTGAGTGTCTTTATTGACCTGTCTTTTAAATAGCTTCTCTATATCTTTAAAGACTTGTGTTTTGATTGTTAATAATGCTTCCATAATTAATAATATTTATATATGACCTACCAGACTTGAGAGTTTACCAGTCTTCTTTTTCCTTCGCTCTACAGTTCCTGTTATTGTGTCTTCAGCGTCATCGTGTTCATTCTTGCCGACCTTCATATATGAGGTAAGCGACTTGTAAAACAAGGGCCACATCTGATCCCACCCTTTTGGCATATAGCAAATATTCTGCACTGCTGCGGACTGAGTAAATATACGAACATCCTTATTCTCACTCTGATGGAACCACTTAATCTTTGTTCCGTTATTACCCATTTCCCTGCATTGCTTCTCAACAGCCCTTGCAAACCCCCTCCCCCCGTTATTCGATTCAACCATTGCCTGAAATACTTCGTATTTAGTAAACTGTATCGCTGTAGTCGGCTCGGTAAACTCCATTGCTTTTTGAGTATATAGAACATCAATAATATAGTTAGCATGAATCATCTCATCATATACAATCGAACAAAGATAATCAGATCCTTCGTCTGCTGTATCAGTATAAGACTTCCTGGTCCGAGGACCGGCCGGTATAACTTCATATTCTTTAAACCCCTGTTCATACATAAGTCCTACAAGTGGAGTAGGGTCTTGCATATATTGCGTATCAAATACATAATGATTAACCTCACGAAGCTTCTTTAGTTCTGGTAATGTGTGCTTAAATTCCCATAAGGCCTTTTCTTCTCCTTTATCTTCATAGATACAAGGTAATGATAATACTTTCCATTCACCGGGTTCATTAATAAGAAGAAAGCCACACAAATCCTCTTCATGTAGCCGGTGTGCTATTATAACTATTGGAGTATTCCTGCTGTTAACCCTATTCCTTAATGTACTGTCAAAACGGTTGTTTACCTTATTCCTGACCACAGGAGACAATGCATCTTCAGGCTTAATAGGATCATCTATAATTATTGCACCTCCAAATTCATTATTAATAAATTCATCCAAACTGTCCTCTTCTTCTTTATCTACGAGTCCAGCGCCAAAACCTGTTACCTGACCCGCTGAACTTACCGCATAGACACCACCGCCCTCTTTAGTGTACCATTTCTTAGCATTTGTAGATGTAGGACAAGCAGTAAACAATGATTGATATTCCGGTGTTAATAATACTTCCTGAATCTCTCTTGAGCTGTCAAGTGCAAGGTCGTCTGAATATGATAAATGGATAAATTTAGCTTTTGGGTTTATTGCCAGTCCTTCAGCAATAAAGTTCTTTACTGCCATTTCCGTCTTACCATACCTGGGAGCAATGTTAATGATAGCTTTCTTTACCTTTCCAGATAATACATCATCAAGTAAGTTTGCAATTTTAATGTGATGATCTCCTATAACAAACTTTCTATTAAACCTAACTTTGAAAAAATGACGGGTGAAGTTTAACGTCCCTGATAAACAGAACGCCCGAACAATATCTGTATCATAAATAATGTCAGCACCCATTCTCTAGCTTCTTTAAATATAACTTAGCTTCGTCGGGTGTTAATACTTTAGCAGGTATCAGGTCTTTGCCGTCCTTGCCAGTAAGCTCTTGTCTGTCTCTCCATCCATGCTCATTAATCAAAACAAACTTAGTTATCGAAGCATTTAACTTGTCAACTGTGCCGTATTTCTTAAGTTTTATTTCCTGTATTTTTTTAGCCCTGTCTAATAGGTTACAAAACGACAAGAATTTATGAGTTAAATAAGCTATTGTTCTTGGATGTATATCCTTCTCCATAATACAAAACTCTTCCCAAAACATATTTATAGTATCTTCTTTTTGCCATGCAATTAAATCTTCACCTAACTGTAAGGCCTTTGCCTCAGTCCATTTCTCTTCTGGCTGATATTCAGAGCTAAACTGCTTTCCGTCTTCTGGCTTTATGTTTTTATTTCCACCCGGCATTATCCAAATGATATTATTTTGTCAAAGTAACTTTTATAAAACTCATATATCTCCTGTCCTATTGTTAAGCATCCGTTTTCTGTTCGTGGATTAGTATTTATATTTGCACTTGTTTCTATTCCGAATGCAAACTTATTTCCGATACCAGCATATATTTTTGAATGATTTTTAAATACTGATATCCTTCCACATTTATACTTATCGAATATCTCGTTTAACTTCTGCCATTCCATTCTATAGCTTCGTGGAAATATTTCACCTACATAAGCATCGAGCTTCTTTATCTTTCCTGATTCGAGCC